AACATCATCAATCCTGGCAACTGGATTTTTTCCAGTGAAATGAGTATCACCTACAATTAGGATTAACATTCATGATCTCCTTCGATTACTCTGTTACAGAGAGGACAATAACCAATTTCAGTAAAAATAACATTCAACTCTTTATTGATTTCACTTACCTCTTTATCTGCTTTACGATACAGAGTTTTTAATCCTTCTATCTTCTGAATAAGGGTATACAATTGATCTATTTTTTCATTGATCTCTTTTGAGTCCTGATTCTTTACAGCTATCTTTTGTAATTCAGTTCCATGCTCCATAATAATCTTATCATCAAATTGGGGTATCCTTTCTAATTGAGTTACAAGGTTGCCTAATTCATTGATACGATCATCATAGACTTTGATCACCCCCTTACCTTTAACTATTTTTCCTACTTGTACTGAAAATTTGTCAATTACATTTTGATTTAACATTCTTTTTCTCCTTACAATAGTTAACTCATCTAAGATAATTCTTAGATTTTTTATTTTTCCCTCCATTTCATTTGATTCTTGTTTCTGGTTTAAGATCCAGTGGCATTTCATTTTGAACCTGATTACATTTTTTAGTCTTTCAATGGTTTGTTTGTGTTCTTCATTATTCTTTAAAATTCTTTTGATATTAGATTTTCGTTCTGAAATACTCTCTTTAATTTCTGTTATTATTGCTTCTTGATCTTGGAGTCCGGTAACTTTATTTAAATCTTTTGCTGCTGCTCCACCTGTGTTGAATAATAGAAAAGGTTTGTCAGTGATTTGTCTTTGCCAATTGATTTCTTTAAAATTAAGAATTTCTTTTATGGGTGCAGGAACAGAGGAACCAAAGGCTTTCATTGGTTTACTACGATTTAAGTAATATTTATTTTTGGTTCGTTTTATTGTGTTGTTATTGCTGGTTTTAATTTGTATGAATAAAGGTTCATCAGTATCATCTGATTGATATAGCTTTTCTCCTCCTCTTGGAGAGTTATCAATTACAAGAGCTAAAGCACGAATTAATGTTGTCTTGCCTGTTTCAGATTCACCCACAATTACATTAACTCCAGGTTTAAATTGAATTGTTTTTTCAATATGCAATCCAAATCCTATGACTCTGAGTTCTGTAATATACATTATGTAATCTCCGGTTTTTTAATTCGCATCCAATGAGTAGGCTGTTCATCATATTTCATATAACTGCTGTACAATGAATGTTGTAAGGCAACAAAAGAAAAACCATCAAATATAGTATCTTTATTAGCATCATAAATTAGAATGGGTTTGTTTTCATCTAATGGTAAGTGATCTTTATATTTAATCCATTTATAAAATGGCAAATCCTGCTTTTCTTTTGTATGTTGATGATACTGCTCCAGCATAACCTCTATATCATTTGCGCCCTGTGATGTGCGATTCGGGGAGGGTGGTTCCATACAGGACGATAAATTCAATCTTTTTGGCTTCTCCTTTAATTTCAAACGTTTCATTACCTGCTTTCCTTTCGTTTTTTATTCTGCAATGATCTTCATCGATCTCAAAGAAGCTCCAAGCTATATTAAAGATTTCATCAAACTTTAGATGATCATGTGGTATTTTTTTGTAGCCTATTTTTTGACCTTCAAAGTAATCATGTTTTTCCCATATTTTTGTTAAAGCATTTGGTTTTTTAGTTTCAAGGTAGCAATCAGGAAATAAACTGACTCTATATATTTTGTTTTCATTTCTTAAAACTTGTATTTCAATAACATATTGGAAAATTGATTTCCAAGGTAAGATGGTGATAATCTTATTCTTTTTACGATGTATTACAGTTTTGATTACTTCTTTTTTTACATGGATATAAGCCATAGATCGAGTGACATTAACTCGTTTAAAATAAATTATTTGATTGTTATTTATTGCTTTGACAATATCTTTTTTAGTTATATTTAAAGCAGTACGTTCAAAGAATCGTTCTACAGCATGGTCATTGAAGATCCAATCGACTTTATTTTTTTTCATAAGATACCTTTCTTTGTAATATTTTTTTTATTATGTGTTTCCGAATTATGCTTTCATTGATTTGTTGTGTCCACTCAAAGAAATGTCTGAGGTTCATAATAGTGATAGGCAATGAATCAAATAATACATTAAGATTAAGAATATTAAAATCAGGAAATCCAAATCGTTCAATGAATCCAGAGAATACATCTTGTCTCATACAAATACAGGGAGATCTTCTATTTCTGCGAAAGATAAGCATTGGTTCACGTTTAGATTCAACTGCATCATTAAGACATTGTTCCCAAAACTCATGAAATTGACAAAGTTTTTGAGATGAATCAATCATATCTAATAATGACCAATGAGTTAAGGTTGTCTTGGTTTTAGTTTTATCTTTAGTTTTCTTTGCATATCCAGTTTTACATTCTACGGAGAAAACATCGAACCAAAATTTTGTTTTCTCTGGAATGGTATAAGTTATGTCTCCGTACTGATCCAGACGAACCTGCATATTTGCCTTTGCTTTGCTTGTTACACGACCACCTGATCCTTCTGTTCGCCATACAGCATCTTCTGTTTCCATATGGGTAAGGTAAAGAGAAAATTCCTTTGATATTTCTCCTTCAAATGTTCCTCCTTTAGCCATTTTTTATTTCCCCTTTATTATTTCTTACCAATTGGCTATTCTTATAGATTTCCCATTTCAAATCCATTCTAAATGAAAAAAGCCAATCTTCTGCTTCTGTAATAGAGTTGAATTGGATTGTAATAATGTCGGCTTTTGTTGCTTTGATATAAGCCATATAATTATCACGTTTCAATATACTTAATCTTGGTACAGTTTCAATTGCTTCTTTGCAATCATAAATAACTGCAATGGTTTGATCTGGATAAAATTTATCGATATAAAAACGTAAGAGATCCGTTTGTTTCAGGAACGTAAACTCTTTGTAAGTCTTTAGGAGTCCTTTTAAATTTTCTTCCATTTGTCCTCACAAAAAAATTTTAGATTTTCAATTCAAATCATCCAAGTTACTTAAATTATTTTTTCCATTTAGGTTCACGTTTAACTTCAGATTTTTCAAGCAATACATTCCAATGATTCTGTAATAGGTTTTTAATTTCTTTTCTCATTTGTTCACTATTTACACAGGTTTCAATTAATTGAGATCGGTACATTTTTGTATCATCATCTAAGACACAGTAACTACCGGATTTTCCAATTCCATCGTTATCCCATAACCAATTTACAGCAGAAGTATAATTATCAATTCCCCAACCATGCAGAATATCAAAAGTAACATCATTGTATCTGCTGCCTGTTTTGTTTTTCTTAATTCGGACTCCAACTTCAATTCCTTGATTGAATTTTTCTTCAGTCTGGATCTTGCCTATTTCTCTTAATTGGAATATATGTGTAGCATAGTGGTCAAGGGCTTTTCCACCTGCTCTTGTATTGGGATCACCAAAAGTGATACCAATTTTTTTTCTGATTTGAGATAAGATTACTAAAAGGATATTTGAATTGTGAATTCCTTCAATGCAGTTACGAAACAATTGGGATAAGACTCTTGCTTTACCTCCTCCCATATCTTGTTTTTCAATGCCTTTTTTCTGAATATGCTTGATTTCTCTGGCATCACGTAAAGAATCAAGTGAATCAATTATGTATAAAACAACATCATTATCAGTATCATTTTTACTGATCCAATCCAGATTATTGTACATATCTTCTACTGTTCTGGATCTTTGGAATGGTTTTTCGCCTTTCTTACGTTTGTAGGTTAATAGATCTTCACGTAATCCAATTATCTGATCCAATGGCATTTTGAATTGAGATGCTAATCTGTGATCAAACGCATGTTCCGGTTCATCATAATAAATTTTGACTTTTTTCTTTTTTATTAAATGTTCCAGATACCAAACTGAATTGACAGCTTCACAGGCCAGGAGTGTTTTGCCTGTTGAATAGTCACCAACTGGATTGATTACTCTGCCAATTGGATAAGCTTTATCTATGTCATTGGTAAGTGCTAAATTGAGCATCCAAGAGCCAGAATCAATGAAATATAAAGGTTTTTTTAATTCTGGAGGTAGGGTTTCAGTATTTTTAAGCCTATTCCGTAAAGATGGCTTAGTAGATTTTATGTTAATTCTTTTCATTTGGATTCATTCCTTAAAAAATAAGCAAAAATTTTTTAGGGGAGCAATTAAGCCCCCCTAAGATTATTATTTAAAGTTTAATGTCTGATTCAGCTATCATTTTAGAATATACATCTTCAACAATAGCTTCAATAGCTTCAGTTTTATCCATACCGATAGCTTCTTCATAGTTATTTTCACGACACCATTTATTGAATCCAAGTGATGTAATTTCAGTTAATTCTTTTGATAATTCTTCACAGTATTCAAGAATTTCTTTTTCAACAGCTTCTTTTGATTGTGTACCATGTTCTGATTCTTGTTGTTGACGTGGAAAACGTTTTGTTACAGTTGTATCTCCATCTTCTGTTGGTTGTTGTCCTTCTTCTCCATCTTCAGTCAACATAGATTCTTTGATTTCATCATATTCTGGAATATGAAAGAACATATCAAGACTGTTTTTTTGATACCCACGTTCTTCAGCGGTAATAATAATTAATTCTAATTGTTCAAGGATTTCTTCAGGAATTGGTTCTTGTCTTTGATGGAGTTCAAAACCACCATAATCAGGGAAATCACCTTGTCTTGAAATTGTTAATCCAATTGTACGACCTTCTTTGGTTGTTACATCAGATATGTCAAGAGTGGTTCTTTTAAGCTTATCCCTTGTTAGGTTTTGAATTTTTGCATGTACTTTTGTTTTAGGAGCATTCCACAATTGGAGGGAAAAATCGGGGGGTTCTTCTTCAAGCAATTCTTTTGTTCGTTCCCAAAGCAAGTAAATGATTCTATCTGAGGGATACAAACGTTTGATTTCATCAGTAACTGATTTGTTAGTTCTGAACAATCTTTGTTGTACTTCACATCGATAACATTTTTGGCCCAGGAATCGATGAGGACAAATGAATTGATCTTGAGCAAATCCTACTGAGAAATGGACACACGTTTCTCTAAAATAAGGTACATTAGGATCAAAACTAATTGGAAGGACTTCAATGAAACGATCTCCAGAAGTAGGCTGAAATTCAGTAATACCAAATTCCTCTAATACATCTTTTTCAAATATCTGTTTTCCCATACCTCCTGCTTTAGATCGTTCTTCTCTGGATTCATAAGTTTTATCCAATACTGATTGAGAACGTCTTTGAAATTTAGATGCTAATCCTTCACTTTCTTCTTTTTTAATTCCAAGGCCAAGTTTTTTTCCTGGTACAATCAATTTTTTCTTACTTAAACGATCTGACAATAAAGACATAATTTTCTCCTTAGTTTAGTAGTTAATAATCTTCAGCTTCTTCCAATTGAATTCGTTTTGGTTTTTTGTGATGATACACAGTAGGTTCTGAATAATAGTTATTGAGCCACAATTCTGCTTCTATCTTAATCATAAACCCTTTATTGACTAAGGATTGAACAGCATTTTTGGCATCTTCGTATTTACGGTCAGCTTCTATCCATTTATAAAATTGCTCCTCATATTTTGGATCTCCTTTGATCAGACGTAACAAAATAGCATCAGTATCTTTAATAATGCCATAGTCTTTTTTGTTATGCCTGTATTCTTCTGTTAATTCACCTTCAAGGACTTCCAATTTACGTTTTTCATCAAGAGCTAAACCTTTATATCTGGAAGCAAGCTTGCCATATTTACGAATTAATTGACCTTGACGATCTGCTTCAACCTCAAGGTTAAATCGATCAAGACTAAATTCAGAATCAAATGGCATTTTCAGACCTCTTATTTGGTTTAAAGATTGCAGTTTTTTCTTTCTCTATCCAATCAAAATCATAGTTAATAGTTTTTGAATAATCAAAATCATATAGTTGCAAAAAAGATCTGGCAGAAAATGCATAATTACCTTTTCTTTTTTGAACACTGATTAATCCACTTTCTTTTTCATTATTAGTAAATTTAATTGCAATTCTATCCTTTTTTTCTTTAGAAATATAAAGGAGGACGAATTCAAAAACATCCAAATCATACTTTTTTACAGCACCAGCATTAAATCCGATTTGTCCATTTTTTCTAATTACAACTTTTGGTATACGAAAAGTACCACCTTTATGAAGAAATTTTTTGAATCCGTCCAGAGTATGCATATTTACTTTTCCTTTAGAAAGTTAGCTTACGTTTAAAGGTTTCAATTGAACCGTCTAATTGAGTTTTAATGTCACTTATTTCGGTTGAAATAAGTTTTGCCAAGGCTTTATCATCTCTCAAGTCTTTGGGTTCTACATCGATAAGTAATTCTTTTGCTTGAGTTACCATATTATTTAATTCACTATCTTTAAATACGTTTTTGTATTGGAAGGTTTCAAAGAACTTCATTACCTTTTCAATTGCTTCAGGTCGGAGTCTTTTGCTTTTACCTTGAGCTTTGCCATTCATTGTTTCAGCTAAATGAGTGACAATATCACCAAACCCTTCACGTAATGCCAGAATAGTTTCAGTTCTGGTTTGTTTAAACAGATCCTGAATTCGTTTGGTTTCCTCTTGATAGATAGCATCAGTAGCACCGGAGGGAACCACCATATCGAAACATCTCCAATAAATCCAGAATCTGCCAGCAATGTCTACTGGATTGGGATAATCCTCTTGATTGAATAGACCATCTTTTTCCAATTCAAGTTTTGCTTCATCAATATGCTGTGAGTATTGTTCTATAAAAGGTTTAACTTTTTTCTGTAATTCTTTGCTAAATTCTTTAAGCTTTTGATTAGCTTCTTCAGCAATTTCCAGGGCAATGAAATTAATACCCTTAATTGGAAAGGGATTAGATATATCCCAAACATAATTTCTTGCTGCTGTAATGACTGAATTGATTTCAGTTAAATGATCCCTGTTGATCAGGATCTTGTTGGCTCTAACCCATTCACCTTCAGCCTTTTTGGATATTTTTTTGACTACTTCTTTATCCAATCGTTTTCTTGCTTGCCATGAATGAGTTTCAAAATGCAGCAATGTACCCAAATCAAATATATTACATTCATTTGCTGCTCCTTTTGCGATTTTGTAAGGTGTTTGGCCCTCTTTTAATTGCGCTAAATTTTTCATAATTTTACTCCTTTCGTTTATTAGAATGTTAGTTTACGTTTGAGAACCTTAGTTTTTTTTGTTTCTTTAAAATGTACTTTCTTTTTAAAACCAGGATCGGGTTTTTTATTATCCCATACAATTTGTTTGGCATTTAATTGATTGGTTACTTCTGTAATGTAATCATAATATGTTTTATTAGTTGAATTGCCTGTAAATTGAATTGTTGTTTTTTGATGATCCAAATAAACATCAGTTATAAATCCTTTAATTAAATTAGGATGAACATTTTTAAAATATAAAAACATTTCTTGTTGTTCAGATTGAAATCTCAATTCATCTACTGTAGAATGATCTTCTGGAGTAGAGACTGTTAATGTAATTTCCAACCATGTTGTAGTAGTACGCTTTCGTTTATGACCTCCAGGTAATTGAAAGATATTATGATCATGTTTATTTTCAATTTCAACTTGAACATTTTGAATTATAAATCGATTGCCTGTTTTTGGAATTAAAAACAATACTTCATAGTAATCATCATGCTCATTCATTTTCAATTACCCACAGAAATTTTTATGAACAGTTCTTGTCTGATTCTTTTGATAGAATACTGGTTTGAATTCCGGCCCAAGACCTCTGCCTAATGCTTCTTTAACGTGATTGACAACATCATTTTGAATACATTCTTCACCAACAAATCCATCGGTTTCAAAATGAATCTTGCCTTGTTCATCAACTTCTATAATAATTTGTTTTTGCATAAGACACCTCCTTTATACGTTAATTACAAGTCTACGTTTTTGACCCAATTCAGTTTTGATTACTGATTCACGACACAATCTACCTTTGCTCATTGCTGCTTGAGAGGCTTTTTCCATTGTATAGTGTTGAACGAAATCAATTGCTTTTGATCCACCCATTTTTCTTTTGAGACTACTATCAAAGAAATCCCAAATTAATGAATATGCTCCTTTTGAGGTTTTTGATTTGATTACACCTACCTCATAATTGATTCCAGGAAATTTAATTGCGTGTTCACATTTACCAAGATCAGCTACAGCAATCCCTTCTGGTAAAGGGTAATCTCCTACGTTTCTGCCAAACCATTTGTATTCTTTTTGATTAAGCATCAATTGACCACCTAATCGCTTTGCTGTATTTGATAAAGTTTTAAGGTCGGTTACTTCCAATTCAATTATTTCATTATGACTCATAGATTAGTCCTCCTTTTTTTATGCTTCTCCAATTGTTCTACCAATAACATCCTTTCTTGATTCAAGTCGATTAGCTAAATCACGCATGAATTTAATCATATCTTTACGTTCAGCATTACTAACATAATCCCCTGCTGTATCAGATCCAAATTCAAACATGAATAAAGCAAATCCAACTCTTTTACCATAGATGTTAGTTAATGATTGTTCAACTGCTTTTGCCAATAGATCTAATGTTTTATTTCTTTCATTCATTTTATTTAAGCTTTAATTTACGGGGTTTAATTTTTGCGGTTTCTCCTTTTGTATTGGCCCATCGATACATCTTTGCCAATTCTCTTGTACGTTCAAACTTTTTAATTTCATGCTTTGAAAGAATTGGAATGTTATCAATACATTCATCAATTGGTTCATAATGACTATCTTTTGCCAATTGCTCAATTTCTGCTCCAGACCATCCTTCATTATGCAATCGTTCACAAAATTTAGGATCTGAAGGAACCATTGAATTATATTTACGATTGTGAATTGAAATGATTTCTTCAATTTCATTTGGATTAGGTAAATTGACAAAGAAGATAGTATCCCATCGACCACCAGCACGTTTGAATTCAGGAGGTAATACATCAAGGTTATTGGCAGTTCCATAAAGGATACCTTCAGATTTACGTTCTTGCATCCAGGTAAGCATATGACCAAGCATACCTTCATCGACTCCAGAACTTGATACAGTAGCACCACCACTGGCAGATGAATTGCCAAAGAACTTTTCAATCTCATCCATTACAACAATACACCGTCCAATTGAATCAATTGTGTAAGTAGCTTTACGCATTTTCTTTTCAGTCTCACCGACAATGCCCTCTTTAACCGCACCTACATCAAATAGAATAATAGGCCAATCAAGAATTGATCCTAATACCTTTGCTCCCAAAGATTTTCCAGTTCCAGGGAATCCAGCACATAGGATAGCTTTAACTTTAGGTTTTTCAGAATCATCATTGATAAAGGGTTCTGCTCTTAATTCCCAATAAGATTTAAATTTTTGCAGACCACCTAAATTTTCAATTGGTTCGGGTTCAATGAATTGCATGAATCCAGTTTGCTTAATAACCATTTGCTTACGTTCCATAATATGTTTGTAATCAAATGATAGTTTTTCAACTGCTGATTTAGCAAGAGCATTTTCAATTTCTTCCCAGGTTAAGCCCTTACAAGCTTCAATGATAGCATCATTGACTTCAAACTTGTCAACATAGTTATCACCTAATCCTTCAATTGAAGATTCAGCAATACCTTCAGCAATTGTTCTAATATCAGATTCATTTGGCATATGGAATTGTACAACAGGGATAAATTCTTTTAATTTGGAGGGAATGCATTGGGAATTGGAACCAATCATGATAAGCATTGTTGCATTTGCCTTGAGCATATCGTAAATGTCAAGTATGGTTTGAACTACATCAAATGTTTCAATGAATTCATCAAATGATTCTAAAATAAAGGCAGTATTAGTAGGAGCAGCAAGAAAGTTACCATCTACTTGTTGTCCAACTGCCCTTTGAAGGATTTGGATTGCGTTCATAGGTTCATCTTCAGCGAAACTATGATAGTTATTAATTAGTCCACGAATAGGACTCCACAGTTTTGTCTTAAATGGATCATCAATTTCAATTGAACGGATTGCTCTTTTCATTTCCATAGTTTCGACAAATACTGCACCATAACCTGCTTTTTGATACGATGTTAAATTTAACATAATTCATTGCTCCTTTCGTTTATTGAGGGTTTATAAATTTGTTTCTCCTGCTGCCGAATGGACACGTTTCATATCTAACCAATTGTGTCCAAATTCCCAATCAGTTTTCATTTTTACGGTACTTGTCCAGGGTAGATGGGGTTTGTTCACCATCTTATCATTAGCCATATCAATAAAATCTCCAGCTTCATACTTATAAATATTAGCTAATCCAGAATCATGTATTTGGTTGTTTAAATGAGTTCTCCAATTATTATTGGTTAACTCTTTATCAATTAAGATTAATGAATCAAGAAGTAAAAGAAATGAAGTTGATTGAATAGGATGATTGATTATTTCATTACGTGCAAGTGGATACCTGCGCCTAAATCCAAAGGGATTATCAACGTAACCACTTTTGTAAAATGTGTCAACTATTGTGTCTTGCCATTTTTTATGAATATGGTATCTGGTATAAAATTCATCCTGACATTCCTGAACATGATGTTCTGAGAAGTCAATAAAGTAATCTCCCCAAAATTGATTCTTTGTCATTCGCTGATTATAAAACTGTTTAACATAGGTTTCATAGAATGGTGACTTTCTCATTTCAAGTGCAATTGATTTGTTTCCTGCTCCGAATAAGGTAGCAAAGGTAAAGTTATTCTTTGCCAGGAATCGTTCATTCTCACCATATTTTTCTTTGACTTCATCATATGAATAGCCTTTCAATCCAAATAATTTAATTGCCCAATGACTGTGCATATCCATATCATTATTTACATCTTCAATTAATTGAGGATCACCACCGACCATAGCAGCACATTTGACTTCTGCACCATCATAATCAACTTCTCCCAATAACCAATCAGGCCCAAGTCTAACAAATACTTTACGAATTATTTTCCACATTATACCTGGAATGATTGCTCCATGTTTAGGAACGTTTTGCAAATTGGGATCAGTAGATGATGATCTAAATGTTTCAGCTATATTAAGCCACAATTCATGATGAATCATTCCATCATCAAATATGTTGCGTTGAATATCATAAACATAAGTATTTAATGCCTTATGAAGTTTTCTGTATTGGATTAATAATTTGCAGAATTCAACTCCTTGTTCTGCATATTTATTAATTACTTCTTCATCAGTAGAAAAGTTTCCACCTTTTTTTGTTTCTTTAATTGGTTTCAGTTCCAAAAACTCATATAGAAATTCCTGCATTTGAGGATTAGATCTTAGGTTAAAATTAAAATCTTCTATTTTTATCATTTAAATTTCCTCACGATTAATTGGAATCATATTAGCAAGATTGTATTTTTTATCTTGTGATTCTGGATCATCTTCTTCTACTCTCGTTAGTATTTGAATTTTACCAATATCATCAATCATATAATCATCAGTTATTCCTCTCATAACTATTTCAAAATAAGCATTATGGATTGCTTCTATTTTTGAATCAGAAAATTGTGCTAAATGATAATTTGTAGAATGATTAATCATTGTAATCATATCAACCAATATATTAATGAGTTTTAATTGATCATTTTTTGATTTAATGTCCTCATAAATTGTGTTAACAAAATATTCCGGTGATCCCATTTTTCTTCTGTCAAGCAAATTACCTAATATTTCAATTGAAAATCTTACAAATTCATGTAGTTCTGATTTTCCTATTAAATCTTCTTCTAATTTTTGTAATATTATTTCAGAAGTATTTCTTAATTGATCTCTACGCATAATAAATGGTGTTATTATTTTTATATTTATTGGATCAGTTAAATTAAGAATAAAAGCTTTCTTTTTATTGTATTCAAATGACCAGGAATCGTCTTTTTCTTTTTTAAAATTGTATTTTTCTTTTAATCTTAATAGTGGATTTATCATTTATATCTCCCTTTACTCTTATCATTAATTTTTTTAATTTTTTATCCCCCTCCTTTTTAGTATTTAATTGATTACCCAAATAATTATTGTATTCAGCAAATTCAGGTAAAGTAGAGATACGTTCTAAAATATCCTGTATATTATCCACAAACGTATTTTCCAATTCATTTAATTCATCAATTCCTGCTTTGATTCCTCTGTGAGTCATGTTCGCAAATAATTGATGACCTCTATGTAGGAATTCATAGTTTTGTTTTGCTTTGTCATAGGCTATTGGCATTATCTTTTCTAAGAATTTCCAATTGAAAAAAGTAGTGATAACATCCAATCCAGCATAGGTAATCATATCATCATATGGTGCTTCTCTGATTCGATTTTGCTTATCATTCTTTTCTTTCTTTTGTAGGTAGGTTTTAACAGTGTCTGAATAGGGTGGAATTCCAAACCTTGTTAGGTTTTGGAAGTCTAATGAAGTGCATCCTCTGCGCTCATCAATTACATGAGTAGCAAGCATAGGACAATTTGAATTGTTAATTCGTTTGATATTAAATTTGTATCGGGAACATAAATCTTCAAACTTATCATTTTGAATTATCTTATGAATTGATTTGTTTTCTAATAACCATTTCATAAAAGTTTTAATGTTTCTCCATATGGGATATTTTTGCCAAAGAGATTCATGAATAACATAAGCTACTTTTTCATTTGCAAAGGATATATGAGTTAGATCAAAATATTTATCATATGGTTTTGTATTGGTTGTTTCATAGTCAACTGATACATCTTCCAGATTAGAAACCCAACTGAATACACGTTTCATATGACCTGGATCTTTGATTTCTTTAATTGTGATTCCTTCCAATATTTTTCTATCTTTAAGATCCTTATCAATTATATTTATTGATTTATATTTTTTCTTCCACAAATCAATTGCTCTTTCCATATCTTTACGCAAGGCATATTCTTGATGACCTCTGTAAACATCATTTGGATTCATCAGAGTAAATACCATGCAATTGAATTCATAATTAGGGATAACCCGACCTCTTAGCTTTGTTGCAGCAATTTTGTTTTTGAGATTGAATAAACTTTTAAATGCCATTTCACCACAACAGATTATCATTTTAGGTTTTAATTCATTTAAATGACCTGCCAGGATAGATCTGCAACATTTATACTGAACATCAGTTCCTTTGCCAGTAGCACAGGCTAATGAATAAACAAATGCTGCGTGTTTAATTAGATTGATTCCTGCTTTGTATGCAATTGATCTGATTGGTTGTGCTTTCTTATTGATAAATGGTCGGCCTTTTTGATCATCTTCTTTGGAGGGAGATTGGCCTAAGATTACCAATCCATTATATTGATCACCAATTGTAGGAAAGAAATAGGGAGTGCTGATACCTTTACGAGCATATAACTTACACTTCTCACAATCGTAAGTTATCTTTGATTTGATTTCTTTTTCAGGTAATGGATAATAGAATGTCATAATTGGATTCCTTTTTAATAAAGCAGGGCATCAATTGATACCCTGCTTTTAGATCTATATCAGGGCAATCCTAAATCTTATTTCTATTCTTCCATATCGTTATCGATCTTGATAATGGCAATCATAGACTTAACACGTTTCTTAATGAATAGAATTGATTTGCCCTTTTCCTTATAATAAGGAGATACAGCTTTAACAACAGCATCTTCAGATTTGCCATCCAATACCAATTCTTCCATCAATTGATATACAGATTTTTCTTCAGATACTTCTTCTTTTTTGGTTCCCAATTTGAGTTTGGTTTGGGTTCCTTTTTTGGCAGTAACCTTTTCTTTTTTTTCAGGTTCGGATTCCTTCAATTTTTCCAGAATACGTTTTTCCATACCACCAACGGACTTTTTCTGGAGAGCATTTAATTTGATTTCTAATTGATCACAAATGGCAACCAATGCTTCTTTATCCTTTGCTTTAACAGCATCAGCAACCAATTCAGGAGTCAATTCAACACCTGTATCATCAGCGGATTCAGCCGTACCACCTTCAGCCATTTCTGACATTTTGGTAGCAATTGCATCGAAGACTTCATCTTTCTTCAATCCAACTTGAAGGGTTAATCCCAATGCTTGTTTGGCAAATGATTTGGCCTTTGCAAATCCCAATTCTTCAACTTGGGCATATTGCTCCTCAATATTACCTTCAGGATCAAACCAATCGAATTCATTTTCATCTTTTTTAGTTGTCAATTTACTTTTTCCTTTAGTTTCTTTCTTTTTGTCTTTGATTAATCCCAATAAGGATTTCTTTTTCTCCGGTTCTTTCTTTTCTTCTTCATATCCCAATGCAGCAAGCATTGCCTCTTTCAATTGATCAATTTCCTCAATTGCTTCCAGATCAATTTCAGCAAAATGAGTTTCTTTCAATTCCTCATATGCAGCAACAATGTCTTCTTCTGATTCCAATTCCATAACAGCTTCAATGATTTCAGCATTGTCACCATTTGCTTCTTCTTCAGCAGCAGGGGGATTTTCCAGAAAATCAATCATTGCCTTTTTGAGCTTGGGAGCAAGTTTATAAGGTGAAGGATCAAATCCTTCAAACATAGGCCCAATATCACCATCAGCAAGGATTTCTTTCAATTCCTTTACTTTGGTGAATTCTTTGATACCTTCAATGATTTCAGCAATTGAGATTTCACCATTTGAATTGGATTGTTCAGCAGAAACTGTTGTTTGTTCAGTAGCTTCAGCTTCATCAAAGAACTTATCGGGCAAATCATTATAAAATGCCACCAATTCTTTTGAATACTCTTGTTGAGGTTCTACCCTTGTAATGATTTCCCGAACAAGAGTATCTTCATCCATCTTTTTGACTTCAGCATCTTTAATGCCAACTTCTTTTGCGAAAACTTTCAATTCTTTCATTTCCATGATTAATTCCTCCACATTTAGTTTGTTTACAATTAATAGTTTTTGAACTAATTCAATTTCTGCCTTAGTCGCAACTGTTACGTTATCAATCAATACGTTCTGCAATAGGGATTGATAACCAAATGCTTTTGGTTTTCTTATCACCTCCCTTGGTACATATTTTTTTAAGGTTTGTCTTAATAAAAGAATCTCAGCACGACTGAGCTTCCACCGATACCGATTGGAATTGATTAATTTATATAATCGAATTCGCTGTTGTAATGTATATAAGTAAACCTTCCATCTTGGAAGTTTGACATATATCAATTCCATTTAAGCTTTGAGTTTAAGTTTTAAAAGAGGGGTATGTGATTCTTTGGAAAGTTTAAATCGTTTGGGTTTTTCCTGACGCTTTTTCTTTTCAGGATCAATAGGTATGCTTTCTGGATCAGGATCTATGAATTGAATTCCAATCTGAGGGTATTCCTTTTGCTTCTGTTCAGCCGATATTTTGTTGGCATAGGTCTGACCTAACCTATCAATTACAACTTGCTTCCAGGCGACTCTGGATTGTTTCTTAATCCAAATCCAGGCCCAATTAGGTAAGTTCTTTTGATCCAAAGTATCTTTGAGATCTTTGAATTCTTCTTCTAATAAACTTAATTCATCTTTTTTGATTTTAATTTCTTCTGATAACTTATATAACTCATAATGAGTCTTATCCATTTTAGAAATTTGAAACCTTGTTGGCTTCTCAATTGCTTCATTTAATTCTATATGCCATTGCTTCCATTCTTTACTCATTTTAATTCCTCCTTTTGTTTCCTAAACCTCCGTCTGGTCGTTTACCAAATACATACTATAGGTCAACTTGGAGAATGTGTCAAGCTTTTTTATTATTAATCAATTCAATAGGTTCAAGGATGCTCATTTGGTTACAATCTGTCCTTTATGTACTTATCAATTCCTTTTACAATGAGCATGAACAGCACTTGTGATCTACTAAAAATCATGTCTTGTTCTTTTTCCATTTCCAATTTGATGTTTTCAATTTGTTTGTGGACAGTTTTAGTAATTCGTATGTTTACATGCTTGTCTTTAAATTCAGACATAAGTAATTCTCCTTAATTAATAATTGGTTATTCTTTAGGATCATCCAGTTTAAAATTCAATTGATCCAGAATACCTTCTGCAATTAAATTACAGGTTTCTTCATGAGGTCTATCTTCTCCTGAACAACCATCAAAAATTAATGCAGAAATATCCTCTTTCAATTGAATATAATCTTCTTCTGAAACAATTTTATCTAAATGCCAATTCAAATAAATTTTAGGTTTGTTATTAACCTCAATTACATTTGCCAAATGAGCGTGATTGCCATAACCATTTGATCCATTAGTTACAGCAATACAAACTTCATCTCTGTTTTTAGATTTGTTGTAATGGCAATTGATTGATCCACCAACATTCCAACCCCTGATATGGGATCTGAATCCAGAATTTGCCGTTCCTTGCCTTGTTGCTTCTCCACGATTGCCTTGAATTTCACCATA